TCCCAATATGGATATTAATTATATGTGTGGTAAAGTTATTGTTATCTTAGGATTTTTGTTATTTGCCGTGCTTACTTCAGCCAATTTAATCAGGAGAAATAAGGATGTTTGAGTGTGTTAATTATATATCAATAAATAAGAATACTTGCCTTGGGATAGCAACAATTCATATCCCAAAATGGAAGATGACAATGCCAGGATTTCGGCTACATCAGAAAGACGGCAAGCGGTGGATACAGTTTCCCTTTAGAAAGGCGACAGACAAGGAAGGAAAAGAGATTTTCCCACCCAATATATGGTTTGATGATAGAGAAACAAAGGATAAGTTTTGCGAATTAGTTATGATAGCTATAGAAGAGCATGCAACAAGATTAAGCAATGAAGAAGATCAACCAGAGGATAAGACTTTAAACATAGCATTACCAGAGCTAGAAGTGCCAAAGTTTTTAGAAAAAATGCAGAAAAACGAAACGTACTGGTCACCAGATGATGAAAACGCTTTCTGGACACCTAATGATCAAGTGAGATTTGTGAATATAGCTAAAGAACAGCCAGCAACCGAACAGCCAGTAGCCCCAGTAGTTGAAGAAGAAACACCAACAGAACCAATAGTAGAATAGATAGAGGATAACTCAAGCTATTTGACCTAAGAGATAACTCTTGTACCACAGGACAAAACATGAAAGAAATAACATGGACTTATGAAAAGAGGAATATAAATGACCTCACCGAAAATGTGGACAATCCACGCCGACTCACTAAGAAAAGAGCTGAGGAGCTTAAGAAATCCCTCGGTAAATTCGGGTTATGCCAGCCTATCGTCATCCAGCCATCAGGTAAGATCGTTGGCGGACATCAGCGACTTAAAACGCTCAAAGCAAACGGCATTAGTGAGGTTTATGTTGCGTTACCTTCCCGAATACTTTCAGAAAGAGAAGAGCAAGAGTTAACCATTGGTTTAAATAAAATTAGCGGGGATTTCGATCTTGATATGCTCGCTAATCAATGGGATTTAGATGTCCTTCTAGATTCTGGTTTCACCGAAGAAGAATTAACAACAGATATCATTCCAAAAGAAAAACCTAAGATGTTTTCTATCAACTTAAAGTTTGATAATGAAGATGATCTAAGGCATATCGAAAAAGAATTACAATCTATTATTGACTTGTTCCCCTCGGTAAACATGAAGGTGAGGGCTAAATGATTATTCATGGCGATTGTTTAGAGGTGCTTAAATCTTATCCTGACAATCATTTTACTAGTGTGATTACAGACCCTCCTTATGGCTTATCCTTCATGGATAAGAAATGGGATTACGATGTACCAAGTATTGAGATATGGCAAGAATGTTTGAGAGTACTTAAACAAGGCGGAACGATGCTATGTTTTGCAGGGACTAGAACACAGCATAGAATGGCTGTTAATATTGAAGATGCTGGGTGGGTGATTAAAGATTGCTTGATGTATTTGTATGGCACAGGTTTTCCTAAAGCTACTGATATTAGTAAGCAGTTGGATAAGATAGCAGGGGCAGAGAGGAAAATAATTAACGTAATAGAACGTACTACACATAAAGAAGGCACTTCTTATAATTGGGCAGGAAATAAAGATACTGGTATTTGTAATTATACTATTCCTACAACCGATCAAGTCAAACTCTTCAACGGCTACAAATCCCACGGTCTAAAGCCCGCCTACGAGCCAATAATAATGTGTATGAAGCCTAACGATGGCACATACGCTAACAACGCTATTAAGCATGGTGTTGCAGGGATTAATATTGATAAGTCGAGGATCTCTTGTAATTTAGATACGGAAGATTTATCTAGAGGCAGAAAATGCTCAAAAGATATAGGAATTTGGGGAAATGTTAATCAAACAAAACATTTAGAAGCAAACCCCCAAGGAAGATTTCCAGCTAACATTATCTTAGACGAAGAAAGTGCATCGATGCTTGACGAACAGACAGGGATTTTAAAAACAGGAGCAATGAAACCTGTTCTTTCCAGTGGTAAAAATGATATTTATGGGAAAAGAAAGTTTAGTCAACCATATCAAACTTATGCAGCAAATTCTGGCGGTGCTTCCAGATTCTTCTATTGTGCTAAGGCTTCAAAAGCTGAACGAAATGCAGGGTGTGAGGGGTTGGAAGCAAAATCTAAACCGTTAATGGGTGAGTTTAAAAATAATCCTGGTAGAGAAACGCCAAAATCTTCTCCAACACCACGTCAAAATTTCCGCCCCACAGTTAAACCTCTAGCCTTAATGAAATACCTTATCAATCTAATCATGCCACCAAAAGACGGCTTAATTCTCGATCCTTTTGCAGGAAGTGGCACAACCATACTAGCCGCTAAGCAACTAGGCTATAATGCTATTGGGATTGAGCGAGAACAAGAATATTGTGAGATAGCAAGAGCAAGGATAAATAATGGCAAAAACTGAAATTATTGCAAAAGAACCTTTTGGAAGAGAAGGCGGAAGAAAGCCAAAGCCAATTAACTGGGATGATGTTGATAAGTTTCTTGTTTCTGGAGCTAGTGGGATTCAAATAGCAGCTTATGTTGGAGTTTGTCAAGATACTTTATATCAAAGATGTAAGAAAGATAAAGGAGTAGATTTCTCGGTTTACTTAGAAGAAAAACGGCAAAAAGGTAATTCTTTACTACTAGGAAAGCAGTTTCAAGTCGCTATGGCTGGCAATACTACCATGCTTGTATGGCTTGGAAAGCAGAGACTTAAGCAAACAGATCAACCAACAGAATCACAAGAATTTAACGGATCACTAGCAGGATTATTAGGAGTAATGCACTTGATTAAAACATCTGAAGATTTCGATGCACTAGTAAATTTAGCCAACAAAACAGCTATAGAAAATAAAAGCAAAAAGGAGGAAGCAAATGAATAAACCATGCCCAGGAAGTAAAATTAAATCTAAGGGAAAAGGTAAGGGATTAGGAACAGGGAAACAGCAAGGACCTATAGGCTCACCTAGTAAAACAGATAGAAGCCAAGAGCGTGATAGAGTGGGAAGAGGTAACGGAAAAGGAAGAAATAAAAGAAAATGAATGCAGAATACGAGCTTGAACCAGACCTAACTTTTAAAGAAACGTTAATGTCGGAGTCTATTCAAGCAGAACTGGCACATACCGTCACTAGATACTTAGAATATAAACGCTCGTTAATAGATGCGTTAGATTGGATATTAACAGTAATAGTAAACGATCATAAGAATGATTTAGATGTTTATAAAAATACTTGGACTACTAGCGAAGAAGATGCTGAAGATGGATATATTTGTCGTCCTTGTGCTTTAAAGCGTAAGGCTACTCCTATAAAAAACCATAGTTGTTCGTGGATTCATGGAAAATGCAGTTATTGCGGTGAAGAAACAAATTTATGTCGTGTTAGCGACTGGAACTGGACAGATGACTTGGATTAAATGCACTGAACTACTCCCAAAAGTTAAAGATCAGATAATAGTCAAACTAACCAAGAAGGTAGAAGATTACACACATGCGTTTATCTATGTAAGAGAAGAGAGTTATATCTCAGATTTGTTTGATGAGTGGCGTTATACTGACGACTGGGAAAAGCAAGAGTTTGGCAAGGTAGATTGTATGTATTTAAACGAAAGAGAAAATAATCATGTTGAAAAGGGGAAAAGATATGAAGATGGGGAATGTTAATATACGTGTTTTAAATGATGGTAGCGTTGATTATAAAGCAACTCTAATCAGAGACAAACAAGCATACAGGGCAACGTTTAAAACGGAAGAAGAAGCCCGCAAATGGCTTAAAAAGACACATAATAAATGGAAGGACAGTAAGGTTAAGGAAACAATGGGCGAAGATACTATTGTAACGAAAGAAGTGAGCAGTATTTTAACTGAAAAAGGACTTGATGAAAGGTTTGATATATTCGCTAACTCTATCAACTATATCTTGCAAGAACAACTGGAACTACAACATAAAGTAGACAAGTTATTTAACTTACTAAGATCAATATAGGAAAACAATGAAAGACAAAGAACTACAACAGAAATTAGAAGAAACAATTGAATCGCTTAATTCTACTGTAATAAGCTTAGAATCTAGGATAAAAAAGGTCGTTACTTTTAATCTAAATAAACTAGGGAAGATAGAGGAAAAGACAAATGAAGCTATCAATAAGCTATCAAAGAAAGTAACTAATATTAATAAGAGTGAAAAGAATATCAAGCAAGCGTTATTAACACAGTTGCAGGCGTTTAAAAGCATAGAAGAGACATTCTATACGCTGTATCATAATATCAAGCAAAATCAGTTCTTATTTGCTACAAGTCCCAAAACATTTGAAGAAGATCATATAGATTTAAAGAACAAATATGAGGAAGAAAACAAAGATTTTATAGCAAAAAGCAAAGAAATTGACGAGAGCTTTTTTTCAAATATATTTTATCAGTCGTTAGCGGCTGTTATTGATATAGAGGATAGTTTAGTTGATTAAATTAATTTGGAACTCAATTTTATTATTTACTGTTTATATTACGTTTAGAGATAGGGGATACATAGATATAATAATGAACAAGCTATTAGATTTCTTTTTTCTATTAAATAACCACTATAACGGATATTAGATGACTATATATGATATTGATCGTGATTTTTTGATGGATGTTTTTGAAGAAGATATTTTAGGAAAACTTACAGAAAGAGAATATACAATGATTAAATTGTATTACTTAGACGATAAAAAAACTACATTGGAAGAAATAGGAAATATGTTCCATGTTTCAAGAGAACGAGTAAGGCAAATATTGGCAAAGGCTCTGAAAAAGATAAGACAAAATACAATCAACTCTGAATATTTAGAAGAATTACGTGAATTATATATGGAAATGTAATGGGACTAACGCAACTAAGCAATAAGCAAATAGCATCTTATCAAGACTCAACAGCGAGGATAAATATATTCGAGGGTCCAGTGCGTGCTGGTAAATCGTATATATCATTGCTTAGGTGGCTAGATTTTTGTAAAAATGGTCCTAAAGGTCCTTTGATTATTTGTGGTAGAACTGACAAGACTATTAAACGAAACATAATATCACCCTTGCAAGAATTAGTTGGAAATGCTGTTCAATATTCTATTGGAAAAGGAGAAGTAAATCTATATGGAAGAATCATGTATGTTGTCGGTGCTAACGATGACAGGGCAGAGGCTAAAATCAGAGGTTCGGAGTTTGCTGGTGCTTTGCTTGATGAAGTTTCTTTATTGCCTGAAAACTTCTTTAAAATGCTACTCTCGAGATTGTCTATTCCAGGCTCAAAATTATTCTGCTCAACTAACCCAGATTCTCCATATCATTGGTTCAAAACGGATTTTATAGATAGAGAAGATGAACTAGACCTTAAGGTATTTTCATACAATATTAGAGATAACCCAACGCTATCTGAGAAGTATATTGCCGATCTATCCGCTGAATATCAAGGTTTATGGTATAAACGCTATATTGAAGGGATATGGTGTTTAGCAGACGGTGCTGTTTATGATTTCTTTGATGATGATATTCATATAATGCCGATGCCAACCAATGAAGCAACATATTATATTGTGGGTGTTGATTATGGCACAACAAACCCATGTGTTTTTACTCTTATTGGTTATAACGCTGGAGCCTATCCAAATATGTGGCTTGAAAAAGAGTATTATTATGATTCTAAAAAAGAAGTAAGGCAGAAATCAGATTATGATTACTCACTTGACCTAGTAGAGTTTATCAGGGGATATAATGTTAAACGGATATATATTGATCCTAGTGCTGCTTCATTTAAACAAGAGCTTAGAAGAAATGGAATTAGTAATGTGCTTGATGCAGTTAATGATGTTTTGCCAGGCATTAGGTTTACTGGGCAGCTTTTAACTAATGGAACATTCAAAGTTTGTTCTAATTGCGTTGAAACTATAAAAGAATTTAATAACTATTTATGGGATGCCAAAGCTTCAGAGCGAGGCGAAGATAAACCCATTAAGAAGTTCGATCACTGCTTTGATAAAAACACTATGATTATAGTAGAGTCAGGAATAAAAAGAATATACCGAGTTAATAAAGGCGAGAAAGAACTTACAAGAAGTGGTTATAAAAAAATAATTGATATTTTTGAAAATGAAAGAGAGTATAACGAGTTTACTCTATACAATAAAAAAATAATATACACCCCAGACCATAAATTTTATA